ATTCTTTGTGCCCTAACATTCGAATGCCGGCGATCGTCCCCAACGATGCTAACAGTCTTGATTGAAAGTTGAGGACCGAGACTGCTTTCTTGAGCGGCAGCGGCGCGTCGTCGGGCAACACGTAGCCACCCCAATAGGTGACGACGACGGGCTCAACCCACGCGGTCGCGCAAAAGCTGGTCGGGTCGATGATCTCGATCTTGCCCGACTGCTCCTCGACCTCGTACGTGCTCGGATCGAGCACCGTGCCCATCGGCGACTCGACGCTTTGGACGTCGGCTTGTTTGATCGGCCAATGACTCGGAAAGATTCTGGCGCCGCCGTTCAGCTCGCGCCATTCCTCGCGGCACTCCTCGCGCGCGAAGATTCGGTTGCACATGCGCATAACGGTCGCGGAATTGACGTCGACGAAAAGTTGGAGTTGCTCGTCGTCGCTCGTGTCCGTCGTCGACATACCAAGAAAAAGCTTCGCCTCGTCGAGCGTCATCAGATCGAAGTTCGTGGCCGGCGTCAAAACCTCGATGATGCGATCAGCCATCTACTCGGTCTCTTGCTGGAATTGCTCGAAGAGCGGACGCAATTCGAGCGTCGGGCCATAAGCCCCATCGGCCATGACCGGCGTTGCCAGATAGAGCTTGCGGTCGATCTTCCAGCGCGTGAGCTTGGCGCCGCTTTCGCCGCGCTCGCCACGGTCGCCACGATCGCCGGGCTCGCCTTTCGGACCACGCGCGCCCTGCCGCGTGAGCAATTGCCAGCCGTCGCCCGGGCAGGGGCCCGGATCGTCGCGGAGCGAAATGAAGCTGCCACCGTTGAGCGCGACGATATCGAGCGCTCGATATTTGGTTTCCGGGTCGAACGTGCTTTTCGGCATTGGCGAGCGCGCGTCACGCCCGGGAGCCGCGAGGCAAATCCAATCGCTGCCCGGCGGCTGGCGTCCGGTATCGGTGAGCGCTTGATAGGTGCCGCCGCCATGCGTCACGACTGCGCCCGCGTAATGCACCTCGTCGCTCCAAGGCTTCGTGCGCGGGAGCTTGCCGATCGCCCCTTCAGGTCCGCGATCGCCTTTCTCGCCGCGCGCTCCCTGCGGCCCGATCTCGCCGGCCGGCCCCTTGGTGCCGATCGAGCCCTCGGCCCCGCGCTCGCCCTTCTCGCCGCGAGGGCCAGCAGGGCCGACCTCTCCGCGGTCGCCGGTCGGCCCTGCTTCGCCCACGGGCCCGTGCTCACCCTGCGGACCCTGCGGACCCTCGGCGCCGCGCTCGCCTTGTGCGCCCTGCTCGCCGGCCTCGCCGCGCTCGCCCTGCTCGCCCTGCGGCCCGGCGGCGCCGAGCTGGCCGGCGGGCCCCATCGGCCCGGGTTCGCCCTGCGCGCCTTTCTCGCCCGTCTCGCCGCGCTCGCCGCGCAAGCCGGGAGCACCGAGTCCGAGCTGCCCCGCTGGCCCTTCCGATCCTTGCGGCCCCGCCGGGCCGCGCTCGCCCGGCGCGCCGTCCTTGCCGTCTTTGACTGTCGCCAAGCGCGCCTCGATCATTGCTCGGCATTCGGCATTCAACTTGACGATTTGCGCGTGCAGCTCGGCGATCGTCGCGCGCGCCTGCGCCTCGATCAGCTCGCTCGCGCGATCCCATTGCCGTTGCTGATCGTTGAGAACCTCGCCGAGCGCTTCGCGCCAAGCATCAATTAAATCGTCGCCGTGCTCGGGCGGCGGCAGCGAGGATTCGGCGTGTTTCCCGTTTGACTGAATCATTGCTGTAGACCTTCGGCTCGTCGCCGCCGTTGCCGCCGTCGCCGCCATCGCCGCCATTTGTTGTTGGTGGCGCGGCGGGCGGCGCACTCGGACTCGGCGCCGCAGGAATTTTTCCGACTTGACTGAGGGGAACCACTTGTTGTTGAACGCGAGGCTCCGATCCAAACGGAACCTCGGGCAATCCTTCCTGCGCCCTTGCTTCATTAGGAGCGTAAATCCCACCCTGCACGCCGCGCGCCAGAGCTTCGATGCGATCCTTCATCGCCGAGCGCAGCAACGCGCCCGTATCAAATTCGACGTATTCTTCAGGCTGCCCCTTCAGGCCGAAGGTGAGCCCGAATGCTTCCTCGATATGGTTCAAACAAAAGCCGAGGCCGGTCGAAACCCAAAATTGCATCAGTGCTTCGGTCGAGCCGAAGGTCTGACCGCCGACGCCGAGGATTTGCATCGGGATACGGAACACTAATGCAATGTGCTCCTCGGACATTTTCAGGATTTCGGCGAGCTGCGCATCTTTCGCGCCTACCGACCACGGGAAGACCTTCAAGCCGGCGGTGAGGATCGGCGATCCGCCGGCTGCAAGCAGCTTTGATTGCTCGTTCCATCTATCCCGCAAGGCTTGTGTTTGATCTTTATCGAGCACAAGATCGGTTTGTAGGACCGCCGAGGGGCGCGCTTGATTAAGATAGAAATTCAATTGTTGTTGATTGACGGCTTGGCCGATGCCGATCTCGTCGAGCGCTGCCAGCAATGGCGTCTGGCCCCACAGCGGGAACGGATAGCGGCGCGTGCGGTCGACATGCAACCGGATGTGAAGCACGTCTCGGGCCGGCACGATCAGCGCCATCTCGCCGAGCCGACGCGCGACGACCTGATTTCCATAGAGCCGATAAAAGATTTCGCCCTCTGGGGTGATCTGTGGTCGCGACAAGCGCGAATCCATCAAATGCAGCTCTTTGATCTCAAACCTTTCGTTGCGGATTGCCATCGCGTAGGCGTTGCCGTCGAGATAGAGCATACGCGTCGCATTGAGCATGAAATCAGAGATCGATTCGTAATCATTCGGGTGACGCAGAATGCGCGCTATCGCTGAATTCGTGACTCGATCGTGCCCGCCCTTGTCGTTGAGCCGCCAATGGCTCCCAGGACACATCGCCACAGTTTGACTGTACGCGCTGATGCAGGCCTCGACGAGCGCCGAGCTTGTGCCTAGCGGTAGGACGTTGTAGCCGGCCTGCCAAAAATTGGTGGGAACGCCATCGGGCAGCCATCCGCCGCTCCACGGCAGATAATAAGGGCCCGGCCGAAACGCGCCTTCGACGGCGCGCGCGACGGTGCGCAAGGCACCAACAATAAGATCGCGCGCGCCCACACTTGTGCTCGCTTAGGTCGCCGAGTGCGACGCGCGATGCGGCGTCGCCTGCCGTGTCTGATAGCCGCCGCCGCCCGGCTTCTGCGCCTCCGACTGCTTCACATTCGGATCAGGATCGGACCCATCCGGCTCGTGCTCAGTAAAATGAGCGCCGAGCGCCGCGAGGTCGTTCTCCTCCTGCGTCGGCGTCGGCTTTCCCTTCATTCGCTCGGCGGCGTCCTTCTTGATTTGATTGGTGACCTTTTGCTCTTCGGCATATTGCTTCGCCGCAGCCGCGTTCTCTGGCGATTGATCTGCCATGATTGTCTCCTATGTTGACGCCGATCCGGCGTTTGGTTGTTGTTAGCTCCAGGTCGTGCCGCTCATCGAGACGATGGTGCCAGCGCGCCGTTGCAGCCAATTCAATGGCATCACGAGCCGCAGGGCCAGGCTATCTGTTTGGAAGAGCGAGCGCTGCGGCGTAGCAACAACACCGGGCGAACCAGACACCAAATCAGTTGGTGCCGTGTCCTCCATATGTAAAGTTGCTTGATCTGAGATTTCTAGACGAGGTGCCTCTCCTCCAACAACAACAAAGTCGGCAGCATCAACAAGCAACATTTGATGCTGCGCGATCGTCACGGAGTCGATGAGCGGGATGTTGGCGAGCGTGCCCCGCGCGATCTCGTCGCGGAAGGGGAAGATGCCGGTGTTGGCAGCGCTCGTCAGTGAGGCGGCAATGATGTCGGCCGGATTCGTGATGAACACCGGATCGCGGATATTGCCGTAGGTCCCGGTCGCGAGCGCCTGAGTCAGCAACTTGAGATCGCCAGTCAGGGCCGCAAGAGCGCCGTTCGCGATTGAGGTAGGCGTCAGCGGCGTGAGGCCATTGAGCAAGCCGGGCGGCCGGATTGTTGTTGCTGGATTGGCGTCAAGCAACACTGTATCGATCGCGATCGACGTATCCACTTGCACAGCCTCGCGCAGCAAACCCTCAATCGCAGGAATCGAGTGGTCGTTCATCTCGCGCGACCAAACGGTGATCACGGCTACCTTCTTGGGGGTCAATGTTTGACTGCTGAACGCACCCTGCCTGACCGGTATTGCCATTCCCTCGCCGACGAAACTACCAGCGAGAGTCGGCGTTCGTTGACGAGTTGGAATGATGATGCGTCCGGCCTGCCCAAAGTTTAGCGTCAGACCTCTGGCGGCAAGTCTCGCCAGGATGGCCTTGGGCAACAACAATTCGAGGAAGTCGGTATAAATCTGATGAACCAGCTCCGCCGCCCATCCTGTCACTGTCATGAGCGCCGGCGCAGACGCGGCGCGCAGCAACAAATCGCACGCTTGCTGCGTCGGCTCATCATCGCCATAGATTTTCTGCCGTACTTCAGGCGCCAATCGTCCGGTCGTCTTGGTGAAATAGGCGACCGTGGCGGCGCGGACCAGATAGTCCACCGCGCCGAGGTCCTTCTTGGTGCCTTGGCGATGTGTAAGCGCCGTCGAGTCGTTGAGCGCGTAGTTCGTGCCGGGGCCCGGGCGGCTCCTCTCGGGCAGCGCCAGCGCGCGATTGCCGCCGGTTCCGTTGCCGTTATCGGCCGTCTGCCCGAGCGCCTTCTCCGACTCGACGAGCGCAGCACGGGTCTTTTCGAGCTGCGCGATCGTCGAATTGAGATCGCTGGTCTTCTGCATGTCGGCATCGCTGACATTCGAGTCATCGATGTGATCGAGATGCTCTTGCAGCGAGTCGCGCGAGGCGATGAGCTGCTCTTCCAGTCTGGTAATGCGTTGAGCAAGCGATGACATCGCACTGCCCTTTCCTTTAGTAGATCGAGAATTTTCGGCGTGCTTGCCAGCGAGCCCGCGGCGCCTAAACCGATCTCTGTTGCCGTGCTTGGCGAAGATCAGCTTTTGCGTTTGCGGGGAAATTCCTAACGACTTGATGACGGCGAGCGCGTTTGGATTGGCGGGCACTGCAACGAGCGAGCACTCGACCAACTCC